GAAAATAACAATTTATAGCAAACCAAACTGCCCGTATTGTAATATGGCAAAGAATCTAGCAGAAATGAAAGGTGCTGAAGTAAGATATCTTATGCTTGGAGAGGACTTCGAGGCAAAGAATTTTATGGCAGAGTTTCCAACTGCTCGAACTTTTCCACAAATTATACTAAACGGCAAGAAGATTGGAGGTTATACAGAACTGGAGAAAGCACTTAGTGAGTAGTATCTTCAATAAGAAAGAGAAAATTCAGTATAAATTTCAAGAAGATAAAATTCTTAGAATGATAAAGAACTATATAGATGGCACTTATGGCGCTCACTATTCTATGAATAAAATTCAATCTACAGAGTTCATTGTAGATGCAGGACATGCTGAAGGTTTCTGTATTGGAAACATTATTAAGTATGCTCAAAGATATGGTAAGAAAAACGGAAAAAATGAAGTAGATTTACTCAAAATTATTCATTACACAATTATTTTATTAGGGAGTGAAGATGGCAATTAAAAGTAAATCACATGAAAAATTAACAGATACTAACATACAACATGTAGTATCATTACTAGAAGCAGATAATCCTATCACGAAAAAGGAAGCCTGTGAGATTCTGAATATTAGGTATAACACGACCAGACTTCAGAAAATTATAGATGACTGGCGTGATACAATGGAGTTTCGTGAAAGACGACGCTCTATGAACAAAGGTAAACCCGCGAGTGAAGATGAATTAAAAACTGTAGCTCAAATGTATATTGAAGGATTTAATGTATCTAGTATAGCACAATCGATATATCGTTCTCCTGCTTTTGTGAAAGCAATAGTGGATAGGCTCGGTATTCCAATGAAACTACCTGCAACTGACTATGAGGGCATACGAAATGCTATGCTTCCCGAGCAGTGTGTAAGTGATAGTTTTAAAGAAGGAGAGATTGTATGGGCAATTCGTAAGAATTTTCCAGCAAAAGTAATACGAGAACACACTAACATGGATTACGAAAGTAAGCATGGAGCAAAGTGTTATTTAATATATACAATAGAAGAAAACAATTTTGAAGGAACTTTCTTTCCACACATAGAATATGGTGGAAGATACTCATCTCAGCTCGCATATGACTTAGGAAGTCTAAGGCATTTGGAGCAATATGGAGTTAAGTTTATTTAAATTTGCAATCGCTATGTATATTTCAGGCGTAGGAATAGCTATGTGGAAAATTTGGTTTCCATGTCATAGAATAATTACGTCTATAGATAGAAATAATATTATGGTGAAGAAACCTATTTTATCTTTTCTCATTGTATTTGTAATATTTTTTATTATGTTCCCTTTCATAGCATGGATTATATTATTTGATGATAAGATAACAAGGTTTCAAGATGGATTTATAAAGGGAGTATTAGGAATTAATAATGATAAGTAATAAAAATTTTGATGTTTATTCTTCATATGTAAAAGGAGACCTTCAAGCAGACACTATAAAAATAGGCGACGATTGGGGTTGTGCTTTCTATAAAAATGGAGAGTTTATTAAAACAGAAACTTACAAAGGACATAGTGAATCTTACGCAGAAGATGCTGCTGATAACTATGTATTTGGAATTAAAAAATTATAATGGCAATTTGGTATATGAGATTACTGGAAGAACAAGAAAAAGCAGAAAAATATGTAGAATCAGAACTTCCACAAAACGAACAAAAGAATAAAGGTTGGTATTGGGATTCAGAAACTAAAAAATTCTACAGGTGGGATAACTTCCCAAGGGGATAAATATGAACTATTTATTAGAAGCATTATGTAAAAAATTAGAAGGCGAAATCGCAGTATGCAAAGCAAATGTTCTTGCATATCAAAGAAATCCTGTTGGAATTGGGGAACACCCAGAGATTGTAGAAGCTGTCGAGTCTCAGGTTGCTAAATTAGCAGAGGCCGAAGATAAGTTAGAAGTAATCAAAAGACATTTTTCATAAGGAAACGAAAAATAGTTCTTGACACCGCCTTAAAATTTTTATATAATATAATTATATTTTAGAAGAACAGTTAATGAGTGATAGATTTTATATGCAACAATTACAAGCAACTGGATGGGCTCCAGGCTATCGTAATACAGACAGCATAGAAGAATACAAATCACGATTTGGCTCAATTAACAGGAGAAAAAGAATGTCTTGGACAGACGAGAAAAAACAAGAAGCAGTTGACATGTATGTCGCTGAAGAACCTACTCCAGAGAATAGTATGGAGATAGTAAAAGATATCGCAGAGCAGCTAGAAGAATCTCCAAATGGTGTTAGAATGATTCTTACAAAAGCAGGTGTTTATGTAAGAAAAACTCCAGCAGCTAGATCTTCAGGCGGTTCAAGCGGTGGTGGTAGAGTAAGTGTTGCTGACGCACAATCCTCCTTGACTAGTGCGCTGAGTGATGCAGGTCAGGATATTGATGAAGCAATCATCTCAAAACTAACTGGTAAAGCAGCAGTATACTTTACTACAGTAGTAAATAACTTAAACAATTAGTTTTAGTTTTTTAGCTAGGGTATCTTAGGGTACCCTAGTTTTTTGCATCCATAGTATGTAACCAAAAATTTTACAATTCAAATAATCATTTGTTAGATAAAATTGGAGGAAACATGACAAAGGATGATTTTAAAAAGAAACTAGATGACGCAGGCGATGCAGTCATTACTTACAGAAGTAAGAATTCACGCAGACTAAAATACAATATTTGCACTAGAGACTTTTCTACGAAGTATATAGCAGAAAAGAAAAATAGAGCAAAAGAATCTAAAGACACAGTCCTCTTATTTTGCTGGGACACAGACTCATATCGTCTATTGATGCCTAATAATGTGACAAGTATTGTACCATTAAATAGGATAATTAAAAATGATTGATTTAAGTGCACCTACAAAATATGAAAGAGTAATTACAGAAGGAGATACGGAGCAACTCCGTTTAGTAATCAACACCTTTAGAGGTGTTGAGTACCTTTCTCTCCGAAAATACTATTTAGACTTTGATGAAGAATGGTTGCCTTCAAAGGAAGGTGTATCCATGCCTATTGATATTGAAAATGTTCAGGAACTTTTTACAGGACTAGTTGAAATATTATCACTAGCAGAAAGTAAAAGTATATTGGAAGAAGAGTTTAAAGAAATTTTAGACCAAATTTACCAAAACTAAATTTAGTTCTTGACAAATCCTTAAAAGCCGTGTATAATATTATATATGATTATAAAAGGAAGTTTAAATTATGACCAATTTGGTCGCAAAAGAAAAAGAAAAGCAACAAGGGCGCGTTCGTCTAGTCAGGTGAGGACACAAGGTTTTCATCCTTGCAACACGGGTTCGAATCCCGTACGCGCTTCCAGTAAACACATACCTAGTGCAGAACTGAAGCCATATACACCGCCGAAAGATGACAGCTATAAGAAAGAAGTAAGTAAAAACTATACTGTTTCGATAGCGTACAACAAAGGTGCATATCAAGTGATTCCTAAGGATGAAGTCAAACATATCGGAAAATAGTTCTTGACACATGGTTAAATTTTTAGTATAATATATAAATGTTAGAAAATCTTATCAAGCGAGCATCAGCAGAGTATTATAAAGGCACTCCAATCATGTCAGATGAGGTTTTCGATCACCTAGTACAAATGGTGACAGAAGAAAGTATCGGTTATAAGAGTTCTTATGAAAGAAGATACAAGCACATGTTTCCTTTGTTCTCCCTCCAAAAAGTAATACAAGGCGTCGATTCCCCACCAGATTGGGGAAACGACGACTTTGTTACGACTGCAAAACTTGACGGTGCAGCTATAAGTATACTTTATGGTGGAGGTGAGTTTCAAAAAGCACTCACAAGAGGAGACGGAATAGAAGGACTAGACATTACTCATCTTATTCGTACACTAGTCCCGAATAAAATTAATTATGATGAGGTAATACAGATTTCGGGAGAAGTAGTAGCTCCCAAGGAGATACCTAATGCAAGAAACTATGCAGCGGGTGCGCTAAACTTAAAAGATAGAAAAGAATTTGAGACAAGAGAACTCAACTTTGTCGTACACGGAGTATCTCCTTACATTACAGACAACTATGTATCAGACATGAGATTTATATCAAATCTTGGTTTCGATACAGCCATCGATAGTGACTACTCACAGTTTCCTCATGACGGCTCTGTATTTCGCGTTGCTCAAAACGATAGATTTGACGCATATGGATATACAAGTCATCATCCCCGTGGCGCATTTGCCCTGAAGAAGCAGGAAACAGGAGTAGTCACCGTCCTCCAAGATGTAACTTGGCAAGTAGGTAAATCAGGTGCAGTTTCACCTGTTGCACACTTCAAGCCAATCGACATAGAGGGCGCAACAGTATCAAAGGCAACTCTACACAATAAGTCAATTATCGAAGCACTGAATTTAGAAATTGGATGCAAGATAGAAGTAATTCGTGCAGGTAAAATTATACCGCAAGTTTTAAGGAGAATAAATGACTGAAGTAGATATTTTAAAAGCAGAAATAACAGATTTAAACAAAAGACTATATGAAGCATATGAAAAAATCGCAAAACTTTCATCCGAAAGAAATAGAGAACAGCAAAAGAATCTTCAAGAGTGCGACTCCTAAGTACACGATTGATTGGTATGTAAAGTGGGTGGCTTCACTCATTTTACTTTGTGCTATGGTAGTAAGAGCTGCTGGATACAGCAATACTCTTGATACGTTTCTATCCTTTCTTGGATGCCTAGGTTGGCTTTTTGTTGCATTTGCGTGGAAAGATCGCGCACTTGTAATGTTGAATAGTATCGCTTGTTTTATTTTACTTACAGGATTATTGACAAACTTAAATGGCTAATACACTCAGACAAAAGATTGAACTACGTATGCAAATTCTTGAAGAAATGATGAAAAGAAATATGCAGATTCATGACCCAGAAACAGTAAATTTATTTCTAGATAGACTTACTTACTGTTGGGGAGTAATGAATGAAGAAGATCGTGACTTTGTTCAAGGTTGTCAGTTTGCACTTGAAGAAAAACATGAGTGGAAATGAGCGGAGTCTATAATCAAACTTACTTTAACAATCACCCACTTGAAAAAGATAGAGAGGGTGTTCTCTACGGAGTTATTTTAGTAAATAAATCCACTTGGGAACGTGAATGTATTAAAGTAGGAATTGCCAGTGGAAAGGACTGGCGGCACGTTATCAAAAGAAGTCGTGGTTTTCAAGGCTACGATTTGCGTATTCAACGCACTTACCATGATACTATTTATAATTGTTGGAAGTTCGAGCAAGAGCTACATAAGAAGTTTAAGCATGACAGTTATAAGCCAAAACAAAAATTTGGTGGTCACACAGAGTGCTTCAAAATTTCGTCGCTTATTTTGCAGGAGTTCCCAAAAAATAGTTCTTGACAGATGCTTATTCTTTTGATATAATATATTTATAAAATTTAGAGAGAAGTGAATTTGAGAGAAATAATTATACCAACACATTGCCCAGCTTGTAACACAGAGTTAGACATTGTGAATGACCAATTATTTTGTCGAAATGACACTTGTCCCGCCAAATCATCAAAACGAGTTGAGCACTTTGCTAAAACACTTAGAATCAAAGGTCTCGGTTCGGCTTCGATTGAAAAACTAGATTTACAGGACTACCATGATATTTACTCTTTAACAGAGGACGAAATATCTACCGCCCTAAAGTCGGAGAAGCTCGGAGAGAAATTGTTTGCTGAGATAGAAAATTCTAAATCAGCAAATTTAACAACTCTCCTTCCAGCTTTTTCGATACCGCTGATAGGTTCTAGCGCATCTAATAAGTTAACGAGAACAATCTCGGATATTTCAGAGATAACCTACCAAAGATGTATAGATGCTGGTCTGGGGCCTAAAGCGGCGTCGAATTTAGTTAATTGGTTAGATAATACATTCTATCCAATGGAGTATGATGATTTACCTTTTACATTTACTTGTGAGAAGTCCGAAGTCGACAACACTCCTAAGAAAGGTGTTGTTTGTATTACAGGTAAACTTAAGAGCTACCCGACTAAGGCTGTAGCACAAGAAGTTTTACTAAAACATGGATTTGAGACAAAGGATAACCTTACAAAAGATGTGACGATTCTACTAAACGAAAGTGGAATAGAATCAGCAAAAACTAATAAAGCCCGAGATATGGGCATAATAATTTACGATAATATTAAAACTTTAATCAAGGAAAATTAAAAATGGCATTACCAAAATGGACAGATGAAAGAACACAGCAACTAGTGGACTTCATCGGTGACCAAAGCCCTGTATCACAGGCAGTAGTTGCTGAAGCAGCTGATCATCTTGAAACATCAACAAGATCGGTTTCTTCTAAATTAAGAAAAATGGGTTTTGATGTTGAATTAGCTTCAGCATCAGCAAGCAAATCTTTCTCAGACGAGCAAGAAGCTACTCTTAGAAACTTTGTTCAAGATAACTCAGGTTCTTACACATATGCAGAAATCGCTTCAAACTTTGAAGGCGGACAATTCTCTGCTAAATCAATCCAAGGAAAAATTCTTTCTATGGAATTAACAGAGCATGTTAAACCTGCTCCTAAAGTAGAAACAGTTAGAACTTATACTCCTGAAGAAGAAGGAACATTCGTTGAGATGGTTAACGGTGGTTCTTTTGTTGAGGAAATCGCAGAAGCTCTTGGCAAAAGCGTTAACTCAATCAGAGGTAAAGCTCTTTCTTTACTTAGAAGTGGCGATATCAATGCTATTCCTAAGCAGAAAGAAACCAAAGGTTCAAGCAAAGCTGACGTTTTAGCTGACCTAGAGATTGGTGAAATGACTGTACAAGAAATTGCTGACGAAATCGGCAAAACTGTAAGAGGCGTTAAAACAATGTTAACCAGAAGAGGTTTACAATGTGCTGATTACAATGGTGCAGCTAAAAAAGAAATAGGCTAATAAGCAATATTTAGCGGGGAGGGGCAAACCCTCCCTTTTTTTGAGAGAGAGTTATGAATATTGCGAGTGCGTTACTAAAACAATTAATAGTACAAAGAGATTTAGATACTTGGGCTCAGGTAAAGGAGATTTATTTACCAAATGAGTACCGAGGGATTTTTAACATCTTGGAAAAGCACGTCGACAATTATCAATCTCTCCCAACTTTTGAGGAACTTCAGTACGAAGTTCGTGACTCAAAAACACAAGAAAAACTCTCAGCCATTCAATCAATCGAAGTTGAAGTCGATGCAGACATGCTTCTTGATTATCTAAAGAATGAATATGCCCAAGTAGAAATATTAGACGAACTCGACAAGTATGTCGATAAAACTGTTACTATGGCAAGTGCTGAGGAAAATATAGAACAACTACAAGAAATAGTACTAAAGGTAAGTGACAAGGTTGATATTACTCCACCTTCAGAAAGTATGCAAACTATAACACTTTTTGAAGATGAAGAACAAAGGTCGAAGTATTTACCTTTAGGACTCAATACAGAATATGATTCCTCGGTGAAATTCTCACCGAAAGATTTAGTGCTTGTTGGTGGTAGACGAGGTTCAGGTAAGTCGTTGACTTCCTGTAATCTTGCTGTCAATGTTTATGAATCTGGTAGAAGTGCAGTATATTTTACTATCGAAATGGACAGTCGTTCCATTCTACAAAGAATGTGCTCCATTGCTACAAGAGTTCCATTTACAAATATTAGGGACAGAAGTCTCAGTAATGAAGAATGGAATCTTGTAGCAGGTTGGTGGGCAGGTCGTTTTGATGGTGGACATGAACTTTTACAAGAGTTTGAACTCAACAGAGATTTTGACGAGTTTCACAGAAAACTTGTCAAAAGAGAATTAAACAAAGAAAAGCAGATTGATGTTATTTACGATCCTGCTCTCACTCTCTCAAAAATTCAAAGCGAACTCGATAAGAGAGTAGCTCGTGCTGACATTGGGATAGTTATTGTTGACTATCTTAACCAAGTCCGCCGCCACAATGCACCTTCAAGAAACAGTCAATACGACTGGCAAGAACAAATCGAGATTAGTAAAAAGATGAAATCCTTTGCACAAGAGTACGAAACTCTAGTGTTTGCCCCTTACCAGACAGACAATACAGGCGAAGCTAGATTTGCAAAGGGTATCTTGGATGCTGCAGACGCAGCTTACTCACTTGAAACATGGGAACCAGCAGATAAGTGTATGACATTTAACTGTACGAAAATGAGAAATAATGAAGTAAAAGGTTTCTCAAGTGAAGTAGATTGGAAATCACTAAAGATTGGCCCGAACTCAGCAATTACCCCTGCTGAAAAAGAGAAGATGAGAGAGGATATGGGTATGGGGGATTCAGATGAAAACGCACAGGAGAAGTTATAATGTTAATGTATACTGAAAAACAATTAGAAGAATCCTATACAATCTTTGTATTTGGATTAGTAGAAATTAGAAATAAACAAAATGTACCAATAGATATTCCTACATTAGAAGATTTCAGACAGATATATGAAGAAGGCTGGAATCAAATATTAGAGGATGAATGGTATTTTGATGGAGGACAAGATGGCAGCGGATCGTATCACTAAAGAAACTGCAGATTTAATAGCAATACCACCTCTTACGATAGAAGTACAAAAAGTAAAGTTTATATTAAATCAGAAAAAAGTACAAGAGAACATAAAAAATGTTCCATTAAATGAACCTTTAATGGAAAGTATTAAAAAGCATGGTATTATGTCACCAATGCTTACAATGAACAACTATTGGCCTATAGCGGGGTCGCAAAGAATACGCGCACTATGGGAACTTATCAAAACTGAAGAAGATGGATATGCATATAAAGATATTAAAGTCGAACTTCATCGCTTTGATAAAGATTGGTGGAACATGTATCTACTTTGGCCAGACAAAGAGTTTGTAAATACTGCTCTTGCAGTATGGTTTCAAACTGTAGAACTTGCATGGAAAAGTAAAGTATATGAGTTCACAAAAGATGATAGTGGAGTAGAAATGACAGAATTTGAAAAATTAGGAGATGAATTAAAAGGATGGAAACACAAATCATCACAGAAAACAACAGATTAAGAACATTTTCAAAAGAATTTGAAGGAACTTTACCTGAAGCTCTTAAAATATTTGTAACGCTTCGTAAAGCTATGGAAGAACACAAAGGAATTGGATGTGCTGGTATACAAGTTGACTTACCAGTACGAATCTTTGCAGCAGGTAATCCTGCACAACTTTTCATAAATCCAAGAATAGTAAGTAAAAGTTCCGTTACAAAAAGTGATTGGGAAGGATGTTTAAGTTGTCCCAATGCTATGGTAAAAGTAAGAAGATCGCATAGTATAGAACTTGAATATGAAACTATACTCGAAGATAGAATAGAAAAAGTAAAAACAAAGTTCAAAGGTTTTGATGCTCGTGTAATTCAGCATGAGTTTGACCATTTGAACGGAATATTAATTATAGACAAAGGAAAAGTATACAGACCGTGACAGTAGAAGAATTACTCGCAGAAGAAAGAATACCATTTAAAGTTTCACCAGCAGACTTTATTGTGTCGTGTTTAAATCCTGAACATGACGACAGTAATCCAAGTATGAGAATTGATAAGATTA